AAAGCATCCTTAGATAAACATAATATTACAGACTTTGGTGGGTGGAATGAAATAGATAATACTATCCAATCGGTTTCACAAGAGATGTTTGTTCACCCTCTTATCAAAGCAGTACAAGAACTTTCGGCAAAGGTCGAAGAATTAGAAGATAAACTTAATAATAAGGAGTAAAAAATGGCACAAACAGTAACAGAATGTTTAGCGGCTGGAAGCGATAGCGTAACCTTGATAAATGACGTTAATACTAACGGCAAAAAATCAGTTCATGTTGGTGGGTCAGCAGACGCAGATACAGATATGTCTCAAGCAGATATAAATGAAGTGATACAACGTAATGTTGACCACTTAGAAGTTATATTAGCTTACGAGCCTGTTGATTCAGATGATGATACTCCAGATGTAAAAGGAGCAGCAGATAGTAAAAAAACTACTCACGTTGCAGCAGTTACAACTGGTAAAGCTTATATAGCAGCAAACTAGGAGAAAATATGACGGAAGAAGCCGTAGTCTTTATAGATGATAAAGAGGTAAAAGTATCGGAGTTGTCCGAACAACAAACATACTTGCACTCACAATTACTGGATTTGAAAAATAAAGAAGCCAGTCTAAAATTTCAATTAGACCAAGTAGCTGCCAGTATGTCAGTATTCCAAAACGCTTTTATTGAGGCTTCTAAAGAAGTCGCTGAAGAGACGTTAGAACAACCAACAGAAATAGAAGAGGTACAAAATGATGACATTAATTAATATATTTATGTGGATAACCGCTATTATTGCAATAGCTTCATTAGTGGCTGCCGTAACCCCTACTCCTAAAGGAGATGAGTTACTAGGTAAGCTTTATAAGGCCATAGACTTTTTAGCTTTAAACATAGGAAAAGCTAAGGATAAATAATGCCTAGACGGACTACCATGGAAGTTGCAGCCGATTTAGATAAGCACGAAGCAGTTTGTGCCGAGAGGTGGCGTGAGACTATTTATAGGATCAAACGTCTTGAAGTGTTAATTATTACAACACTTGCCTCTTTAATCATTGGAATGGCCAGCATACTTAGTAGTCAAGTTTTTTAGAATGTGCAATGTCATTAGAAAAGTTCATATTTCGACCAGGGATAAACCGAGAAGGAACCGATTACTCTAATGATGGTGGGTGGTTCGATTCTAATCTCATAAGATTCCGTAAAGGCCTACCTGAAAAAATAGGTGGTTGGGCAAAGAACACCTCAGATACTTTTAAATCCACAGCTAGAGCGTTACACGCTTGGGTGGATTTAGAAATTACTAAATACTTAGGAGTAGGAGCTACTTGGAAGTATTACGTTAAAGAGGGGGATAATTTTTACGATGTCACTCCTTTAAGAGTTACTACTTCTGCTGGAGATGTTACTTTTTCGGCTACTAACGGTAGTTCGACAATAACCGTTACTGATACGAGTCATGGAGCAGTTACCAATGATTTTGTTACTTTTAGTGGTGCGGCTACTTTAGGCGGTTTAGTCACTGCTGCTGTTTTAAATCAAGAATACCAAATAGATTTAGTTACCTCAGCGAATGCTTATACGATAACCGCAAAAGACACAGACGGAGACACGGTTACAGCAAACGCTAGTGACAGCGGTAATGGTGGTAGTTCCGTAGTAGGAGCGTATCAAATCAACGTAGGACTAGACGTATATGTAGAATCTTCTGGTTGGGGTGCTGGAACTTGGGGTGCTGGAACATGGGGGTCTTCGACAGCAATAACATCCTCTAATCAATTAAGATTGTGGTCGCATGATAATTTTGGTGAAGATCTAATTATGAATGTAAGAGCTGGCGGAATATATTATTTTGATATTAGTGCCGCTACTTTAGGGACAACTAGAGCAACCCCTTTAACAAGTTTATCTGGAGCAAACTTAGCTCCTACAATAGCGCTACAAACTTTAGTTAGTGATATAGACAGACACGTTATTTGTTTTGGAGCAGATCCTATTTCTGGAAGTTCTCGAACAGGAGCAGTAGACCCAATGTTTATTGCATGGAGTGACCAAGAGAACGCCGCTCAGTGGGAGCCTTTATCCACTAATACTGCCGGGTCTTTTAGATTATCAGCGGGCTCACAAATTATTGGAGCAATCAGATCCAGACAAGAAACTTTGGTTTGGACAGATACTTCACTTTATTCAATGACCTTTGTCGGTCAGCCTTTTACTTTCGGAGTTAATTTAGTGAATGAAGGGGTGGGGCTTATTGGACCTAACGCTGCTGTTAATACTCCCAAAGGTATATTTTGGATGGATAAAAAAGGGTTTTATACCTACAACGGAACTGTTCAAGACATACCGTGCACAGTACAAGATTATGTATTTAGCGATCTAAATGAAGGTCAGGCCTTCCAAGTGTTTGGATTCTTAAATAAAGAATTTGATGAAGTAGGTTGGTTCTATTGCGCTGCGGGAGAAATAACGATTAGTAAATACGTTGTGTTTAATTACGAAGACAGTGTTTGGAGCATAGGTGAATTAAACAGGACAGCCTGGATCGATGAAGGAATATTTGATACTCCTATAGGGGGTTACACGACAAGCGATGTAGGTTATTTGTATAACCATGAAACAGGGAATGATGCTGACGGTTCTCCAATGGATAACGTGTTTATAGAGTCCAGTGACTTTGCATTAGGCAACGGAGAAGAGTTTCAATCTATCAGTAAGATTATCCCAGATATTAAATTCACAGGAAATGGAGGAAGTGACCAAACCATTAACGTTGTATTAAAGCAAAGAAACTACCCCGGAGAAAGTTTATCCACTGATTCAACAAACACTTGCACTGCAACAACTACAAAGATAGATACTAGGCTTAGAGCAAGACAAGCTGCCCTTAGAATTGAATCAGATGATGATGGATCCGTAGGAGTTAGATCTGGCGTTGGGTTTAGAGTGGGTGCTATGCGTATGGATGTGCGACCAAATGGTAGAAGATAATGGCAAAGATTTTAGAAACGCGATTGCCTGTAGCTATGGGGGAACTATCTTCTGAGACATTCAATCGTTTAGTAAGAGTATTAGAATTAAATTTAAATAAGGTAGATGTTGATGCAACGTTATCAGTTAATGCAACACAAAGAGATGAAAATAAATTTACAGCAGGAGATATAATTTGGAACCTTTCTACAAGTCAACTACAAGTATGGAATGGTAAGCAGTGGGTAGATCTATATGTAGGAACAGAACGAGGAGTAGAAGGAGTAACTGGTTTAGGAGAGTTATCTGTGTCAACAAATGGAGCAACAACGATAAAGATACTATGATGGATAGAAACAAATTAATAGAAGAACTGAAAGTAGACGAAGGCGTTATCGATGAGATTTATGAGGATCATTTAGGCTTTGCAACGTTTGGAGTGGGACATTTAATTTTAGACAAGGAGCCTGAATTTGGAAAACCTGTCGGTACGCCCATACCAGAAGAAAGAATTAGAGAGTGTTTAAATAACGACATAGATACGGTTTGCGCTGAGTTAGATAGGAACGCTCCATGGTGGAGAGGACTAGGAGACAATAGACAACGTGTTTTAGCTAATATGTGCTTTAATTTAGGCTATCCTAGACTCAGTAAATTTAAAAAGTTTATTGGTGCTATGCAAGAAAGTGATTGGGAAACCGCTGCGGTTGAGATGTTGGACTCTAAATGGGCATCTCAAGTAGGAGATAGGGCCATTAGATTAAGAAATAGAGTCTTGGAAGGAGATTAATATGCCGTTTAGTAAGTACACTAAGAAGCAAAAGAGATTGGCTAGAGTGGCCAAACCTCGTAATAAGATTACTTCTGCGGACATTAAGAAAGTGAAAAAGAGCAAACTGTCTAATTATAAAAAATCATCAAGGAGACCATAATGAAACTAGGTATATTAAAAACGTTAGTAGGAACAGTAGCCCCAACTATAGGCACCGCTTTAGGTGGTCCTATGGGCGGTATGGCTGCAAACATGATTTCAGAGGTATTAGGATGTGATCCTGAACCAAAGAAGATACAAAAAGCAATGGAAACAGCTACTCCTGAGCAATTAGCAGAGCTAAAAAAGGTAGAAACAGACTTTGAAGTTAAGATGAAAGAACTTGATATAGATCTGTTTGCATTAGAAACAGCCGATATACAGGACGCAAGAACTAAGTTTGCAGGCGATTGGACACCAAAAGTGTTGGGATCCCTTACTTTATTGGGCTTTCTTGGATATATCTTTACTGTTACACTAATGCCACCAGACGCCAATTCAGACACAATTGTATCTTTGGTGCTGGGCTACTTAGGAGGCTTAACGAGTGCAGTAGTTTCGTTCTACTTTGGCGCTTCTAACAAGCAAGACAAGGACTAGAAAAAGAGATATTATAGGAGATACTATGGCAGATATAGATTTTAGTTGGATGGAGGATCTTTTAACAGGGGATGACGCTGATTACAGCTCTTTGTTCGATGACGTAACAGATTTAACACCTAGTATGCCCGATACAGGTATAGGAGCTTTTGATTTTTCTGATCTCTTTAACGATGATACCGATTATAGCTATCTGTTCGATGACGTTTATGATTTAACACCTGATTTTAACCCCGGTTCCACTGATATGCTTAGCGAAGATTATGATTGGAGTTGGCTAGATTCAATAACAGGTGACGAAGGAAGTGAAAAAGAAGAAGACGACTACCAAGGTATTTTCGGTTGGGGGATTGGACCTAAATTAAATGAAGCTTTTACTGGGGGAGAAGGTCTCGGAGGTCTTCTTTCTAATATTCTAGGCGGTTCTAGTAGTAAGAAAAGCGGTGGATCGGGAGGCCTTCTTGGAGGACTTACGGGCCTTCTTGGAGGAGGAGATGGTGGCATCCTTAGCTCTGATCTAGGGAAAATCTTATTAGCTAAATATTTATCTAAGCAAGATGAAAGTCCAGCAGGCATAGTACCAATAGGACAAGCTGGTTTTGGAGCAGGTGGGCAAGGACAAGGCAGTATGCCTGATTACAGAATTTTTAACCTACAGCCTGCATTAATGCCAGGCGTAGGATATGCAAATGCACCTCCACCTGAGATGAAACACGGTGGATTAGCGAGCTTGGACCAAGGACCTGGGGACATAACCCTAGCAAGATTAGAGCCGGGTGAATTTGTTATGACAAGAAAAGCTACCGATAATATCGGAGCAAAGAATTTATATAGATTAATGAAACAAGCAGAGAGGATGGCATAATGGCAAGTTATTTAGACCCAACAACAACCACAAGTTTTGAACAGCCGTGGGCAGATGCCATGCGTCGTGGATTCTTGGAATCCGCGTTTGGTATGGCGAAGCAGCCTATGCCTGTTCCTGTTCAACAAGTAGCAGGACTAGACCCAATGGAAATGCACGCTAGAAGTTTAGCTGGTGGTCTTGGTGGGTTTACTCCTTACATACAACAAGGCGGACAAATGATGCAAGAAGGTCTAGGCGTTACGCGTCAAGGACAAGGGGCTCTTGCTGGAGCACAAGGCATGTACGGACAAGGAGCAAATCTAGCAGGACAAGGCGCAGGACTATACGGACTAGGTACGCAAATGACTGGGCAAGCATCCAACTATTTTAGACCAGGTGCTGCAAGGGCTTTCTACAACCCTTATGAAGACGATGTAGTTCAACAGACTATGCGTGATATGCAAGAAGCCAATGCACAACAAAGCATGGCGAACAGAGACCGAGCGGTAAGCTCAGGTGCTTTTGGAGGATCTCGCGGTAGATTAATGGAACAAGAAAGAGAAAGATCCTTCGGTAGAGGCATGATGGAAGGTATCGGTGGATTGCGTTCAAGAGGATTTGAAGGAGCGAGAGGTGCTGCAATGACAGCAGGCCAAGGATTAGGACAACTAGGCGGACAGCTTGGACAATTTGGTTCAGGACTAGGACAACTAGGCGGACAGTATGGGCAATTTGGTTCAGGACTAACTGGTGTTGCTGGTCAGTACGGTAACTTAGGAAGAGGCATTGGTGGGTTAGGCCAACAATTTGGACAACTAGGCATGACAGGTCAACGAGGTTTGTTAGATCAAATAAGAACGATGGAAGGATTAGGCAGAACAGGTAGAGGCATACAAGATCAGATGTACGGCTCTCAGTTTGACGCTGCTAACAGAATGGCCCAAGAACCATGGACACGTATGTCAGGACTACAAGGCATGTTAAGTGGTATGTTACCTACAACTAGATCTACAACTACGTTTGGATCACAGCCTAGTGACCAAGATGCTTTCGGTATTTTAAGCTTACTAGGATTAGTATAATGAACTGGAAAGCTCGACAATTATTTTCAAATCGTGAACAAGGCATTATGTCTGGCCTTGATCCAATACCCATGATGGGAGGAGGCTCCGTGCCTTATCCGGGAATGCAGACTGGTGGAATGGTAGGCATGGATTTATTTGAAGAAGGTGACCAAGACGTAAACGAAGCATTGAACATGATGGCTACGGTTGCGAATCCAGAGGTCCCAGATATGCCAGCCACTAACGGTGCTGCTCCGATGATGGAAGAAACGGTAGAGGTTACAGAAACAATAACCGAGGACCAAGGACCTGGGGAATACAAAACAGAAGTCGAAATGCTTAAAGATACTTTCAAAGAAGAAATAAGATCTTACGTGGCTCAAGGAGGCACAGACAACTTAGGTGAGTATCTTAAAAATATGAACATTACTTACACCAATGAATTAGACAATTTAAAAACTAAGCATGGCGTAGAAATGGATGATCCTGCCGATAAACTTTTAACGTCAGAATTTATTGATGAGATTATGCAGATCGACTCAATCCCTGAAATGCAAGACGGAGGTGTCGTAGAAAAAATTCAAACTGAAACAGACTTAGCTAAATATGGCATACAAGTTCCTATAGAAATTTGGACAGGAATGTCAAAAGAACAAAAAGAAGCATACTTATTCGCAGCTATTGCTGAACAAGCCAGTAAAAGAAACACTCCGCAAACGAATACTTCTAGACTAGATAAATTGTTAAGTGACAGAAAAGGTTTAGCTGATGAGTTAGGAAAAGCTGCTGCGTTTAAGTATAAAACTAAAGAAGGTGGCACTGGTGGACTTATAGGTAAATTGTTAGCGCAACGTGCAGGTAAAGCAGAAGCTACAGACAAAATGCTTGCAGATGAAATAGCTGCTGAAAGAGCTGCACTTAGATCAGGCACAAGTACATCAGGAAGGTTTAATCTTCCTGCTGACACATTAAACAGAATGATTCTTGGCGAAAAGCCAGCGGATATGGATACTACTGCTACGTACAATAAATTGGTTACAGCTTTTCAAGAGGTATCTGAGAACCCTGCCGATGCAGCTATTGCGGCTTTGGCTGCAAACGGAGCGTTACCTCCTATGTCTTCAGGACCAATATTTCATCAAACACTGACCACGGAGGACGCAGGGGATGTAACGTGGCCTCAGTTCTATAGAGCAGCTTTAAATAAAATTCCACAGAATGAAAGAACTCAAGAAAAATTAGAAGAGATTGTTCAAAAATGGAGACTTGCTGTAGGAACATAAAATGTTATGCCAACTCTTGATGAAATTCTTGAACAGACTAGCCAACAAGTAACTGGACAGCCTTCTGTTGCAGTAGCTACTCCACAACAAGAAGAAGATAAAAACACTGTAAGTGAAGCGTTTCAATACGCTGTAGATCAACCCTTAGAAAATATCGGAATTACCCTAGAAACACTAGGAGCTAAAGACGTAGGTGAGTGGTTGAGAGAAATAACTGAAGCCCCTGAAAACTACGAATCTTCCACGGCTAAATTCATCAATACTCAAAGCGACGAGCTTTTAGATTTTGAATGGGATAATTTTGGTCTTGCTTTAGTAGAACAAGCTGGGCAATTAGTGGGATCTATAACTTCAAGAGTAGCTGGCATAGGCATTGGAGGAACATTAGGTGCCATGAGTAGTGGACCTGCTGGAGCTGCGACTGGCGCAGTAGTCGGAGGTCTTGCTGGACCGGCCATATTTGAAGCCATACAGCAACTAGGCCCAATTATTCAAGAAAGGTTGCGTAGAGATGGTAGAGAGGGGCAAGAACCTACATGGGAAGATTGGACAATCGCAGCAGCTGGCGCGGGAGTATCTGGTCTATTAAATGCTATAGGTATTAAACAGGTTGGTACGTTAAATAGAGAATTGGCGAAATCTACCATAAAAGCTGCTACAAGAGAAATGGGCACGGAAGCTACGCAAGAAGTTATACAAGAGGTAGCCTCAGGCGTAGACACAGAAGAAGGAGTAGGTAAGCCAAGAGATGTTGCAAAACAAGCTGGTGGGGCAGGACTAATTGGAGGAACCTCTGCTGGGGGCGTTCAAGCAACAGCAGGGGTTGTAGCTAAAGTTGTTAAGGCTAAAGAACCCAGAGTCACGGCTGTAGATGAGTTTGATGAAAAAGTAGAAGCAGAAACACAAAGACGTTTTGATGAAATTAATCCTTCTAAGTTAGAACTAACAGACATACCTAAAGTTATAGAAGACTTAGGTTTTAAAACCGAAATTGCTCCGGGAGAAAGTAGAGAAAATGTAGAGGGCAAGCTAAAAGGTTTTATTAGAGAACAAGTACAAAGGGAGTTTATAAGAGAAGAAACAGACAAAGATCTATTGGCTCCGTTGAGAGAACCTACAGTTAGGGCTCAAGAAACAAAAAGATTTAATGCTATGACTCCAATAGAATTGGCGGATTACATCGACGAAAATATAGGGGTAGATCAATATACAGAATGGGCAACAAGACAGGGACCTTGGGCATTTGATCCTAGATCTAGTGCTGAAAATGACTACAAAGAAGATAGAGAAGCTCTTGCCAATGCAGCGATTAGAGCAAGAATGGGTGAGTTAGGTCTTCCGTATCAGTTTGATCCAAACGAGTATAACGATTACATTACTGAATTAACTAATAAATACACCCCACAAGATCTTAGAGATATTGCTGTTGGTTATTTTGATGTTTTAAAAAGACAAGCAGATTTTTTATCCGCAAGAGAATTAGCCCAAATAATTACAGACAGAACATTAAGTTTTAGGTTGCAACAACAGAAAACTGCTAGTGAGTTTACCGATAAGAGTGACTACGTAGAAATCCCAAAAGGGCAAGAAGACGCAAATAAATTTAGAAGAGAAATTGAAGATGACGGCAATGCTATATCTGCTGTAGTAGAAATGACGGATGAAAACGGTAAAACGTTCGGAGTTAGTTTTGAAAGAATAGAGGCCATTAATCCTTTAACAGCAGAAGGAGATCCTTTTGGAGCTGCCAGTGGCGCATTAATGCTTTCTCCTAATCAACTTAACCCAAAAGCAAAAGAGTTTGTAACTGATCTTCCTCCACATCATCAATCCTTAGCCAGTTTTTTAGCTGTTTACGAGGGAGAGTTACGTAGCCTAGAACTACCTATAGGCACTTTACCTCAATTTGGCGATAGACCAATTGATAAGATCGCTAGAGTAGCCAACACATGGTATAGACCTTATGGAGAAGCGGGACTAGAGGTTGGTAGAAGACAGCGAAGAAATATAAGTAGACAAAAAGTTTTAAATGAAAATGCTAAAGATATAGCTAGAGAGTATGAAGAAGCGGTTGTGGCTGCGTATAAAAATGGTGAGCTAGATGCAGAACCGACAACTCTATTGGAAAAGGCTCAAGCAAAAATAGGGGTCATGCCTAAAGATCTAAGAGCGGACGTGGACAGATTAGCCATGGCTTTTTTGAGAAATACAGGCGCTAGAATTAAATTAAATGAAGAACAAAAAGCTGCTTACGGAAAAGAAATAGCTAGATTAGAACAAGACCTTCTCCTTGAAAACACTGAAGAAGGACAAAAATCAGTTCAAGAAGATATAGATGAATATACACGTGCTTTATCGGGCATACAAAAAACGGCAGTAGCAGCAGAACAACTTCCAAAAAGTATTAGAAAACCTATGATCCGAATAAGAGAATCTATAGATTCTTTATCAAAACGTATTTTAGATTTACCTAATCTAACCGACGAAGAAAAAGTTACCATTCAAGAAGGGATAAATAGATACGTTACTAGATCCTTTGCTATATTTGAACCGGGGCTTGGTTGGAACCCTAAGTTCAGTAAAGATTGGTTACGAAGTAAAGAAGCACAAAATTGGTACGATAGAGCAATTACATCTTTAATGTCTATAAATAAGGATAGACCTAACTATACTGAAGCAAAGGCCAAACAAACAATTGACCGTATTTTAAAATTAGAACAAATGGAGTCATCTAGAGATTTTGCAAGGCTGCCTGCTATTTTTCAAAGTACAGAAAACAGAGTAGATTTAGATGTTCCTAGCAAGTTACTTCAGTCTAGAGGAGTTATTCCTTACCCAATAAGAAAATTAATGGGAGAAATAGATGATCCAGCTTTAGTCGCTTCAACTTCCTTACAACGTTTAAGTAGATTAGTGGAACAAGCTGAGTTTTTTAACGATTTAAATCAAATTAATCAACGCCCTGGAGAAATATTTTTTACCCCAGAACCTATGGGTCAATACAGTGTTCCTATAGCAGAAAATGATTTTAATCCTTTGTCTGGTATGTTTACTACTAAACAAATTGCAGAAGCGATTGGTGAAGAAATAGAAACTCCTAATAGTGCTAGAGATTTAACTTTTTCTATTTACGACGCAGCTTTTTTATTACCAAAAGCTTTAACGCAAATGGGAATAATTATTTTAAGCCCCGCCACACAAGCAAGGAATTTTATTGGTGGAGCAATAATGTTTATGGCTAATGGATATGCTGGTAACAACGGTTTAGACACAGCCCTTAAAAATATAAAACATAATTTGTTTGGAAATCTTTCTTATGAAAATGGAGAGCTTACAGTAGAAGGTAGAGAGGCACAAAGAAACTACAAGCGTATGCAAGACCTTGGGATAGTTAATACAAGTGTACGATTAAATGATGCGGCAGATTTATTTGCTAGAATTTCTTCAAGATCTTCCAGCACTGTAGGAAGAATGAGTCACGCATTACAAACACTTAAACAAACTCCTCCGGGGAAAGTCGTGGACAAAACAGTTGGAAGTGTTTTAAGAGGAGCACAAGCTACTTACGCTGCTACGGATGATTTTTGGAAAATGGCTGCTTTTAGTGCAGATAGAATGCGTTTAAGAAAAATGATTGATTCTATTGAAGGCGACAATGTAACCGACGATATTAAGTTAAAAGTTTTAAGAGCGTACGCTGAGACATTAACTACAAGAATAGGAACTGACTATAAGTCTAATTTAGCAAAGGTAATAAGGACAACAGATCTAGATGAATACATAGATGAAGTGGCCGCTTATCATGTGCGTATGGGAATGCCTAATTATGATTACGTAGGTAAATTTGCACAAGTAATTAGACAAATTCCATTCGGAAACTTCATAGCTTTCCCAACAGAGATAATGAGAACTTCTGTAGGCACTCTTCCACAAATAGCGTATAAACAAATGACGTTTAAGATCCCAGATGAAGTTATGTCTGAAGGATCTATTCTTCCCAATCGTCCGTTGATAAAACAAGAAGATGGAAGCGAAATTCTTGGACCTCCTACAGGGGCAACACCTTTTATTGCAGGAGGGTTAACTAGAGTTGCTTTAGGTGGAGCAGCAGTTTATGGATTGGGGGCAACTTTACAAGCACTAGGTCAATTCTTATTTGACGTAGAAGATGAAGATTTAGAAGCGGTCAGAGCAACTCAGCCAGAATATGCAAAAAATAGTAGATTGATGCCATTATCAGAAATCAAAGATGGGAAAGGGGATTTTATTAACTTAGATTATATCTTACCCTACGAAGGATATGCTTCAATTGCAGAAAGTGTATTTAGATCTATACATGAAGGAGAATATGGAGGTCAAGCAATTCCTACTAGCGTGGCACAAGGATTAGTTGAATGGATGATAGACTACACTTCTTCCTACACAGACGCAGCTATATCTTCTAGAGTGCAGGCGGAATTGGCTATGAATTTAGATTTCGACACCAATAAAGCTATCTACAATCCAGAAGACAATTGGGGCGACATAGTTGAAAGCATGTTTGACCATGTAATAAATAACGCTGCTCCTGGCGCGGTTTCTCAATTTAGGGACGTATATAAATCTCTTCAAGAAGGAGAAGATAGATACGATAAATATCTAAGGGATAAAGAAGTTCAATTAGCCTTTGCAAAATTAATGGGTATAGCAACTACAGAGATGGACGCTGCTACAAGTTTTGGTTTTAAAATTAACGCATATAAAAGGTTACTAGAAAATAATATTGAAAAAAATATGCAGAACTTAGCCTATACAGGTGAAAAGCTTACGGACGAAGATATTTTAAGTGAGTGGAGAGACGCACAAGAAATATGGTTTAGAGCACAACAAGCTTTGTACTTTGATATACAGTCTTTTAAAAAAGTCGGAATGTCTGATAAGGTGTTGAGGGAACAACTAAAAAGATTAAAAGAAGTTCCGGGCGTAGACCCTCAATTTTTCTTAAAAATTAAAAAAGGTATTTTTACTCCTTGGAAACCACCTGCGTATATTAAAAAAGGATTTAATGAAACAAAGAAAAAGCTTCAACAAAAACAAAGAGAGCAAGGTTTAGACCCTGCTGCCATTACTAGAACATGGCCTACTATTGAGTTAAGAAATAAACATTTTGAATTAAGGAATAAAGATTATAATCTTACTGCGTATCCTTCTCTTCCTCCGTTGGAAGACTAAACCTTTCTACACGCTCTAGCCAAGCATCAGCAGCTCTCTTAAATTCATCTCCTTCAAGGATAAACTCTTGGTATAAGCAATCAACTGAACACATCATGATTACTCCTTTCTGTATGTCTGTGCCATACAGTTCGTTGTGAGCTAATGAATAAGCAGCTAACTGTTGGAAGTAATCCCAAACCCATTGCCTACGTTTAGGTTTATTGGTTTGTTTGAAATCCATAATAGATAGATCTCCGTCATGAATACCAATAACGTCCGTCTTGCCAGCGTATTTGTCAGGATAGTAGAGTGATACTTCACATCCATATACTTGAGAAACATTGGGCAACCCTTGGTCCATGATCGTACAGGCCATTTTATATGCTCTCTTTTCCTCAGCGTTTCTGGGTTTGAAATCCCAAATGTCACCGTTGACAAGTTGCTTCTCTAGAATGTCGTGCATGTAGGTTCCCCTAGTCGCAGCTTCTGTTCTGATACGCTCCGCTTCCTCCTCACCTACTTTATCAATCCATTTCTTTAAGAAGTCTCCTTCTTTAGTCCCGGATAATATAGTAGTAACAGAGGGAAGTTTCTGTCCATTGCAATCATAGAATCGACCACTACGTCGGTCTTCGCTAGAGAACACACCATACTCGTACGGAGATTCGTACAGTATCTTATGCTTCATGGTTACGCCTTTGGTACGTCGTTCAAACGTCCGCTATCAAGATCATCTTTCAATCTCTTAATTGCATACGCAAATACATTGCTAGTAGGCCTTTCAGTCTTATCACCAATATCGGCAGCTACTTCCACAATCTCTTTACGTATTGCTACGCTCTTCCATTTATTTGTATCCATTTTTACTCCTGTAAATATCATTATACATTATATCTTAGGATATATCCTAATTTTTCTTAGGGGTTTCCATTGAGTCCCCCCAGTTCTTTCCAATCTCAGCGTCAACCTTGTTTGGAATATCCAAAGGCACAGCTTCTTCCATTAAACGACAGATGTTATCCACATCCTCCTGAGACTTAACAGAGAACACCAATTCATCGTGTACCTGTAAGAGAGGGAGATAGCCTGCTTCATAGCAGTTAACCATCGCTTGTTTGGTCATATCAGCTGCTGACCCTTGAATAAGTTTATTAAGAGCCTTGTAAACAAATGCTCTTTTGATTTCTCCGTTGTATTCATGCACTGCTTCTTTGTGCTTTAACGGTCTACCTGTTCCATACTTCAGAGGTTCCCACATATCAAAGTGGCAACGTCTACCTAATATGGTTTTAATATATCCTTTTGAGTTAGCACTACGCATAACTGAATCAGCTAACTGCCTGACGAATGGTGCATAAGTATTAAACTTACTTAGGATTTCTGAAGCTTCATCAACGGTAACACCTAATTGATCTGCCAGTTTACCTTTTCCCATTCCGTACATTATTCCTAGTCCTATTGTCTTTGCAGTTTTTCTGTCAATGTCCACTAGGTTGGCTACCTCTTGGTGGAAGTCAGCATCACCTTCATGGTAAGCATCAGCAATTGCATCTGCTCCGTCGTATCTGGATCTACTGGCATAGTGCGTCAGGATCCTTGGCTCTTGTTGAGAGAAGTCAGCCGAACACCATTGCTCTCCTTCTTCTGGTAAGAACAAAGATCTAATCAATGGGCCTATCTCTTTATTACGAGCTGGAACTTGTTGTAAGTTCGGATTGCTCATGGACAACCGACCTGTGACAGTTCCTCCTGATTCTCCTTTCAACTGTCTAATCTCAGCATGAATCCTTCCGTTATGTTCGTGCTTCAGAATAGAATCAATAAACGTACTGTGTGTTTTGTTAACTTCCCTGGCTTCTCTAATTAATTGAGCAATAGGGTGAGAGTGATTTTCTAAGAACGCTTTAGTGAAGCTAGGCTTTCCTGTTGGAGTTCTTAAATAAGTTAACTTCAAAGAATCAAATACTTTAGCTAAAGAGTTGGCTGCCCATAACTGTACTTCCGGGACACCAGCTTCTTTCTTTATTTGTTGAACAATATTCTTCTCACGTCTAATTAATTGCTTCTTTAATGTTTCGGCTCTCTCTAAATCAACGCGAACTCCTTTTTGTTTCATCGCTAAGATGACAGGAAGCACTCTCATCTCTAAATCGAACACGTTCCAGAGGTTCTGTTCCTCTATTAAAATCTTGAAATGATTCCATAATTTAAGCGTGAGGGCGGCGTCCTGTGTTGCATAAGTACCCACATAAGCGGATGGTAAGCGCCACATTTCAGCCTTGGGATCCAATCCCCACTCCTCCGCAGCAGCATTTAGTTCAGCTTCTGTCTTGCCTTCATTTATGTATTCGCGACCCAAAGCATTCAGTGAATACCAGTATTGATTCTCATCAATGAGTGGAGCGACGACCATGGTGTCAATAATTCTGCCATTAACAGGGACACCTTCATTAGTTAACCAACCTACATCGTAAGTAGCGTTGTGAAATATCTTATCGCTATCGGTGGCACATATCTTTTTGGTAAACTCTATTACTTTCTTTTTAGTGAAGTTGAAACCAGCTTCATGTCCAAAAGGAAAGTAATCTTCGTAACCGTCAATAGCAAAAGAAATACCTACGACTTCTCCATCTCCTCTGATGTACCCCGGACCTTTCTCTTTCAAGTTAGGATCTCTGGTCTCAAGGTCAATGGCAATTTCTTTAGCCTGACATAATTTTTCTGTTGGGAAACTATCTGGTGCAATCCACTCCGTGGGGGGTTTATAAACAAAACTCATATAACATACCTGTAGTAATCATCTTGGGCTTGGATTAAATATAGATTATCTATTGTGCGTGTAACCGCAACATAGAACTGTCTGTGTAGCCCGTCTGGTTGTAACATAGAAGTTCGCTTCTGTGATTTAGATAAATCCAAATACACAGCTACGTTCTTCGCTTCCCCACCTTTTGCCTGGTGAATTGTGGAAATGACAATGCGTGGTTCTCCATATAGATCTTCGTCGTTCTTTAGTGCTTTCTCGATAAAACTTCTTCTTTCTACGTCTATTGTTTTTTCAAAAACCGTTTTCCATTCCTGACCTAAACAGTCGGGTTTAAGTCCATAGTTGTCTATGATCTGTTGAAGGGAAAGCGATTGACCCTGATTAGGGGCTTGGGAAACTTGTGTGATAAATCCTCTCTTAACACCTGTCTTACCTAAATAAGTATATAGATCATCTAGTTCAGCCAAGGTTATTTCTTCTTCGTTATTTAATCTCTCCCAGATCTGAATGGCCGCGATCATTTTACGAGGGATATATCTGTAATGATTATGGGTAAAAGGGTAACCATTATCTATTAAATACTTTCTAACGTTATACCCCTTAGAAGCATCCGTTAACATATAGTCACAAGAAGCTAAGACTAACCAATCCCCTTCTTCTAATGGGAGTAGTTCTACTGAGCTCACTTTATTGACCGTACCTTTTTCTTCTCTAGGTTTATAACTTTTTGGCTCACGCTGTACTATACGTTTTGATATACGCTCAGCTATCGGATGTACCTTTGACGGAATGCGATAGGACTGGTCCAGAATAATACTTGTACCTTCATACTTAACAAAACGTTGTGGCCTTGCTCCATTCCATTCATATATAGCTTGGTCATCATCCCCGGCGATAAAAGTTTTCTTTGCATTTAAAGCTAACTTATCCACTAATCTCCAATTCAATTCTGCCAGATCTTGTGCTTCATCCACAATCAACACATCTAATTCAGGCGGTGTACCGTCGTCCAAGAACTTATTAATCATGTCCGCAAACGAATATACAGGAGGAACTCTAGATAACCTAAAACTCTCCCAAGCTTCAGCTATCGGTTCCAACATGTGAGTCACTACTCCTCTTCTTTGTTCTTTCTCCAAGGACAATCGTTCATCTTTAAGTGAACGACAGTTAGCTTTTGAACGTTCAATAATATCGAAGTAGGGATCTTGGACCACGGACCTAACGCCTCTAGAAGTAGAGCCATATTTCTTGGTTAAATTAAACTCATACTCTTCTAAGAAATCAAAGATGTCTCTGCCAGTCATTACTTGTGATATTCCCATGATACGTTTACAGAAAGCATGGCTCGTACAGAAGTAAGGCATCTCATCAAACCCCAGTCCGAATCTTAAATGTGCTCTGTTCTTTCCTTCCTCAGCAGCTTTAACAGAGAAAGAAATGAACGCGATCTTTTCAGGAGGAGTACCTTCATCAAGATACTTCTCAATGATATTCATTAAGGTGGTGGTCTTACCTGTCCCCGGTGGACCAAAGTATTTTGTTATTCTTCCCATGGCAATGCGTCTTTAACTGCTTTAAAATCTGTGGAGTCTATTGAACTTTCATCCACTTCGTATATATCTAATATCCAAATCTTTTTATTTCCTACGGTTCTGTCTATGTACTTAGCTATGTTGGTTGCTCCCATGTGTTTTAATTCAGTAAACACTTCCGCTTCTTTGATATGACGCATCTTCTTAAACTCTTGTATAAAGATAACGACATCTCTACCTGTAAACCACCACTGCTTTTCTCCCTCTTCTTCAAATCTGAATACTCCGTTCGAGGCTATAGATAGTCTTGAAGAAGATTCTGATAATCTACAGAACTCATATATAGCTTCTTGAAGTAAGCCCTGTTTGGTCATATCTGCCGGGACTTCAACTTCCTGTACGTCCTGTAATAAAGTATTTAACTTCGCTACCCAATCAGATTTCTTCACGTCAGGCGGACAGATGTTTAAGACTTCCATACACCTTTGCTGATACATTGAAAAGTTATGTAGTTGTTTAGTGTCTAATACTATTGTTCTTCCGTCTACATCTAAATGCCATAAAGGTGGATCTGTTAGATATTTTCTTAAACCGCCGAAATTTGGATCTCTTTCTGACGCATCTATGCCGTGCCTACGTGTTACACAAATACCGCTCTGGCAGAAATCCACTAAAGGTTGCTTACTGCATTGGTATCTATATTCTGATTTTTCTAGGCTTTGGATGATTGTATTTAATTCGCTATGTGAGAGAGGTTTGCTGCATACGGTTTTATTTATTTCTTGTAGTTGGTCTTTCCATTCCTCTCCTTCTGGATAGACTTTGCGTAAGAACACGCCGTAATTTAGTAAAGCATTATTACGCATTCCTTCTGGGATTCCATTTAACTTCATGTGAACTAAACAAGGAGGGGCCTCATCCCACATTGTTCCTTCTTTAGTAACTTGTTTCTTTCTGCTTTTCTTAACCGGGATAAATTTGTCTAGTTGTGCTTCGGTAATTGAAATTTTTTCTACGAGCTCAAAGAACTCGTCTATGTCTGCTGCTTCTCCGTCTGGCTTTAGTGCGTATCTGGTGGTGTCTTCCCCAGCAAAGTAAGGCATGTTTAACCAGTTACCTGTCTGCCTTTCCTTTGGTAATTGTTTAGACCACTCATATTGTTTAGGAAATATTTCATCCCCCGTTCTCCCCATGGCTGCTGCTATCTCTTCTAGCTTACTCTGGAATTTAAAAGCTGGAATAGGTTGCTTAGTAAATAAGAATAAATGAACTCCTCCTGATTTGGTCATGCAAGGCAGCAATGGTAATTGCATCTCCTCAATCTTTTGGATTAGACCTTTTGTATCAATCGGATATTCATCCACATCAATACACCCCCACTTACAAGTTTCATCATCTGTAAGCGGAATTACACCAATAGATGTATTACCTTTCAGGTGACTTTCCCACAAATCTAGAGTCAAAGGCTCCTGTAGGGTCCGTCCTCGACCGTCTTTCTTGACTCCTTTAGCAGTATTCTTCTGCCCGGTTATTTCATAAATGCCGTGCGCTCTATCTAAACCCGAGAATACTTCCTTGAATTTTTTCGCGATTTCTTCCATATAATCTCAAAGAGAAGGCCTCGATATTTCAAGTGAGTAAAATATCGAGGCCTAGGGTGATTAGTCTTCCCAATCCTTGTTGGAATCAGACTTATCCTCTATTGCTGAAGACTTTTGACCGGGTAACTGGTCCATGCCTCCAGAGGAACAAAACTTAGAGAAATCTTCTGCCTCTTTAAAGAGGTCAACTTCTTTCTCCGCCAAGATCCTTTCTTGGGTAATGCTATAGCTATACCACGATCCACGATCATTGGACTCCACCTGCGTTTTTAAACTATACCAGTGCGAGTATGCAGGAGGAGTATATAACCCCTTAGCACCTTGCAGCTTAGTACCTTGGATCAAAGTGTTCCAAGAACGCGAGTGTTTAAGTTGAGATCCTGTCATGTTAATGACACACCTTTGAGGTGAATCATCAACCAGCGCGTAGCCATAATGGTTGGCAGTTGTAGTCAGTTGGGTATCCCCTCCTGGCGTAACTAACCTACCTTGACCGTCGCGTGTGCATCGGTTCAACAGATCTGAATCTGCGGAATGCACGGTAACAAGTCCACCACCTTTCTCCCTCAAACGCCACTCAACTAGAGTTTTGTTGTAGTAGACAGGTAGAAATAGCAGACCTTCGTCGCCATTTATACAAGCATTGTTACCTGAAAAGAAGATGTCTCCTTCCTCTGCGTCTGCAACATAGTCCGAACTGGTTTTCTGTCTTTGCGGAGACATTGCCTGGACTATACTGACACGCGGAGTCTTGAGGTCTTCCGCACCCACATCTCCGAAACCTTTTTCTTCGATGTTTTCAAAAAGGGACGTTAAGGCCGTCCCGTTACCATTTTTCTTCGTTGCCATTTTTTACTCCTTCTTTCTTCGTTCAACGATTTATTTTTGTGCGCTTGCCTTGATACACAGAGAATCTCTTCTGTATATCTTGGTCAAACGATTGATTCCCTGATTCTATTTGTTCTTTGACAAATGCCCTCAGAGTGCTTGGGTGGACCGCTTCCTTTTCCTCAGGTATAAACCCTTGTTTAGTTAACGATACAACCAATTCTTTTGCGAGATCATCTTCACCTTGACCAAACGAAAGTGTCATTGTGTTTTTTATGATGTCTCCATGTCCTTGTTCTCGTAGCCATGCGTGAGCTGCTTCTACGTTGTCACCAGAAATACGAGCACTGTAAAAAGGATCCGCAGAGATGCGAGATCCGTCATTTAGTTTAATGTCTGTTACGCCAAGTTGTGCTAACTTGTCTGGTATGAGTTGTTCGGAAAGTTCCCTCTCCTGTTCCTTCTTTCTTTTTAGTCTTTCTTCTGCGTTTCCAATATCTGCCTGAACTCTAAGCAGTTTTTGGCAGAGCGCACTAAGGTCCCCAATAGAATCATCAGAGATTTCTTCAACAGCTTTTGTTGTGCTCTCCTCAAATAGTTCATTTATCTTTTCCATGTTTACTCCTTATATCTACTACGTTATCTTTCTTAGAAACTTCGGGCCAAGGAGAAGAGTTCAACGGCTCTAAAGTAAATGAGATATTACCAGTCGACAATCCAACTACCTCAACCACACCAGTTGGTTTATCTAGAGTAGTGTAGGTATATCTCAGCGCCTCATCTAAAGAGCCAAAGGCCCCTATTGTATAAGGTGCTAGAAAATCGTTGGGGTCGGTAATGTCTATGAAGAATTCATGCGAGGTATTGTCATAAAATACCTCCACTTGTAGTCTATTTATTCGTCCGTTTTCTTTTCTTTCTTTCATCATCAACTCAAAGTTGCAAGAGCATCATATCATCTATATAATATATTGCAACACTTAAAGATGTGTTTGAATATATAACGAAGAATAAAGGACGGAACTTATGAAATTGAATGACTATGAATTTAAGAGCGAACCATACGAGCACCAATTAGAAACTTTACAGTCAAGTGCACATCGTAACCTATTTGCCCTCTTTTTGGAAATGGGGCTGGGCAAATCCAAAATACTTTTAGATAACGCAGGTATGCTATTTGAAGATGGCAAAATATCTGGACTACTTATAATTTCTCCCAAAGGTAATTTACGAAATTGGGACGTTAATGAGATCAATAAACATTTACCAGAACGCATTGAAAGAAAAGTTTTGGTATGGCAACCCAACCACACTCAAAAATGGTTATATGAATATAAGAAAATGGTAACTGAACCAAGTGAGGGGACCTTAAATATATTCTTAGTGAATGTTGAGGCGTTCGCTACAGTTAAGGCATGTAAATTTGTAGAGGAATTTTTGGTTACCCATGATGTGATGATGGCAGTAGATGAATCAACCACCATTAAGAATCCAAAGGCCAAACGAACAAAGCATTTAATTAAGTTAGCCCCACTAGCTGACTACAGAAGAATCCTAACGGGCTTCCCTATTACTAAAGCACCCCTTGATCTGTACTCACAATGTTATTTCCTTTCTCCAAATCTATTGGGATTCAGCAGCTTCTATGCCTTTCAAGCCAGGTATGCCATAACACAAAGAAGACAAATGGGCAGTCATGCTTTCCAGCAGATAGTTGGATTCCAAAAGCTTGAGGAGCTACAAGAATCAATTAAAGACTTCTCTATTAGAAAGGTTAAAACAGAATGCTTAGATCTTCCTGAGAAAGTATATGTAAGAAGACACGTCGAATTAACCGATGAACAACAACGAGCATACGGAACCATGAAGCGAGAAGCCTTAATGATTCTGAATGATGAACTCTTCTCCACAATGAATATGCTTACTCAGTTAATGCGTTTACAACAAGTAGTGGCTGGCAGTCTTCGTAATGAAGAAGGGGAAACTATTGTTTTAAAGAACAACAGAATACAAACGGTGTTGGATCTACTAGAAGAGACATCTGGGAAAGTTGTAATCTTTGCAGTATTCCAAACCGACATACAAGAACTAGAGAAAGCCATAGCTAATAAATATGGAGAAGGTGCTGTAGCCTCTTATTACGGTAAAACACCTCAAGACGAACGTCATAATATTATTGAAAAGTTTCAAGATCCTGAGAACGAACTTAGATATTTTGTGTCTAACCCACAGACAGGTGGTAGAGGTATAACTTTAACCGAAGCGAGCACAATGATCTTTTATTCTAACTCCTATGATCTGGAATTAAGAGTACAGGCCGAAGATCGTATTCACAGAATTGGTCAGGAGCATAGTTGTACCTATGTTGATCTAGTCTCAGAAGGCACAGTAGACGAGCAGATACTAAGGAATTTACTGAATAAAGTGAAAATTAGTAATGAAGTTCTAGGAGAGGTTCGCAGTTGGTTTGAATGATGTATAATTAAAATATGTCTTCTTTCGATGATTATTTAAAACAAAGTGAGGTGGAGTCCGCAATAGAGGATATAGTAGGTAAAATCTATCCTATCCTAGAGGTGGCTACTGAAGAATTAAGTCCTTGGGAAATGACTACGGCTTTAACTATTTTAGTTTCTAATATTGCTGTCCAAAACGATATGGATAAAAGAGTATTAGTTAATTTCTTATCTTTCTTACTAGACACCACCGAAGCCTATCTCGAAGAATTTGGTGAGATTATTCCCGTCCCTCCCATTAAACGACACTAGAATGGAACAAGCGATTCAATTTATAAATGAAGTAGGCTTCCCTATAGCTGCTGCATTGGGGCTAGGTTTCTTTATTTGGAAGCTAATTAATAGGATTATTGATGGAATGGAGACTAAACTAGACGTATTAGATGATAAAGTAGCGGAGCAAATAGAACAAATGGAAGCTAGGCTAGGTACTAAGTTGGACTCACAACATGGTATCTTGGTAGCATTAATAGATAGAGTACGGAGTTTAGACAATGAGATCATCAGACAAGATACACTTATTAAGACAATTCTAGGTGTACCCCAGTTGATTGATAGTAACAAAATAGCTAAGGCAGATAGAGATGACCAAAGGAAAGACTAAAAAGCATAAAGATAATCATGGAGAAATACTATTTATAGTATCTATCCTCATCACTGTAGCTGTCATGGTGATTGTATCTTTATATACTGGGAAGGTTTCGTCTTCTCCGTTGGTCCACGAATTTAAAAATCCTAGCTTTAGTGGTGTAGGGGCTTCAGCACATTATCTAACCATAGATGAACAAGAGACTAAGCGTAGAGATGAATTAGCAGAGAAGATCCAATCAGAACTGGAAGAGATAGAAAGAGAAATAGAGAACAGCACACTTAATAAATTCTTAAACAACCTACAAAGCCGTATCTTCAGTAACCTATCTAGAGATATTTCAGATATGCTTTTTGATGAAGACGGCGGAACAGGTGGAACAATAGAACTAGAAGGTAATCAAATATCATTCTCCAATGATGGAGAATACATAACCCTAACTGTTATAGCAGAAGATGGCTCAATAACTGAGATTGTAATCCCAATTGGGATTTTTGGAATATGTACGTCAGACTGTGGTGTTTAGTTCTAATAGGGGTTCTTACAGGTTGCGCTTCGTTCGCCCCTCCTAGAGCCGAGAACTGCCTTATTGTTGGGCTTACTTGCCCGGAAGATGCCAGAGTAGAAAGAGTAACTTTACAAAAACTTTTAGATTTACCTAAACCGAATCAAAAAGCAGTAGTAGCTGTATATGAGTTTAAAGATTTAACTGGTCAACGTAAGCCTTCAAATAAGATGGCTTTATTCTCAACGGCAGTGACCCAAGGAGCAGATAATTATCTAATTGAAGCTTTAAGAAATGCAGGTAAAGGGGAGTGGTTTGTTGTAGTAGAGCGTAGTGGATTAGACCATTTAACAAAAGAAAGACAATTAATTAAGAGTACCAGACAAACTTATGACGGAGAGAAAGGAAATACTTTAAAACCTATACTGTTTGCAGGTATAATCTTAGAAGGAGGAATCGTTTCCTATGAGTCCGATATAAGGACAGGAGGAAACGGAGCTAGATACTTAGGTATTGGTAATACTAATCAATACCGGGTAGACGACGTAACTGTATCCTTACGAGCTGTTTTAGTTCAAACAGGAGAAGTTATGCTAAACACTACAGTTAGTAAGACTATACTGAGTGCAGGTGTAAGTAGAGATGTTTTTAGATTTACAGAAGTTGGTAACACCGAATTAGTAGAAGTAGAGACCGGGTACACACGAACAGAAGCTACAGGCTATGCAACTAGGGCTGCTATCGAGACCGCAGTTTATACACTAGTTAAAGAAGGTCTTGAAAAACAATTATGGGACTTTGATTATTCATTAATAAGTGAGGAGTAAAATGAAAAATCTATTAAAAATATTGTTGGTTTGTTTTGTGGCCTCTGTAACAGCAGGGGACAATGATATATATCTAACCCAAAGCGGCGGTGGGGCTTTTAGTCTGACTATTGACCAAATCGGAAACACGAACAAGGTTGGTACGTCGAGTACAAGGTCTACCTTTGCAGGTGCATCAATAACGGCTGACATTAAACAACAGGGTAATACTAATACTTTAGCTAATGCAATTGCTCAAGCAGCAAGTTCTAGTTGGACTATGTACCAAATCGGAGACTCGAATACGTCAACAATAACCGCTGGTGGCGGTGGTGCTGTGACAAGTTCTGACTTTGACTATAGTGCTACAGGTAATACTAACGTATTGACTTGGTTACAAGGTAGTTCAAGTACAGCCACAGGCGGAAACTTTGATGCGGTTATAACTGGTAACACTAATGATCTAAATATCCGAAGTGAAGTTATAGGTGCAGTTAATAACTGGACAATAGACGGCAACAGCAATGACATTGATGTAACTCAGATTGGGACTGACGACAAGAGCATAACAGTCAGTCTTACTGGGGATAGTAATAATGTCGATATTGACCAAACAACAAGTGCATCAGGTGTAACGGACACTATAAATTTAGTTGCAGCTTCAACAAGCGGTACTATTAATATAGACCAATGCACTACTGGCTGTTAGTAGCCTTATTATCTGTTCCCCTGTATGCAGAGATTGGAGAGATCTCTGAACTACGTGGGAATGGAGAGATATTACGCAGTACGAATGGGGATAAGCTTTTAGCTGAATTGGCTTTAGGTATCTTTAGTAATGACGATGTAAGAACAGGTAATGGTCGTATGGCTCTTACCTTCTTAGATGATTCTGTTCTGAAACTAACAGAACACTCAAAGATAATAGTGGATGAATATATCTACGATCCTAACCCAGCCAAGAGTAAATTAGCTCTACGCATGGCTGGGGGCACAGCAAGATTCATCACAGGGAAGTTAGGTAGAATAAATAAAGAGAACATCTCTATCAGAACACCTTCAGCTAATATAGCTATCAGAGGAACAGACTTCACCACAACAGTAGATGAAATAGGAAGGTCCCTTATTATTCTCTTGCCTGATGAAGATGGTACGAGCTCAGGAGAAATCACCGTAGAAACCGCAGCAGGAGTAGAAGTTCTTAATAAACCTTTTCAAGCAACTATGGTTAGTGTTTCTGAAGCACCACCCACTAGGCCTGTTACATTGGTTAATATGACTTTGGGTTTAATTAATAACTTATTAATTGTTAACCCTCCTGATGAAGTACAAGAAGCGGTAGAAGATCAGAATGCTAAGAGCTCTAATGTCTTGGACGTAGACTTCTTAGAAGAAAACTTTGATGAAGATGAATTAGAAGAAGATGAACTTGAAATAGATAGGCTATCTATAGATTTATTAAACGTAGATTTCTTAATAGATTTATTAGCTTTCATAGAAGGAGAGGACGAAGTATCAAAGATAGGTGATGTGACTATAGAGGGAATATCTGCCGGGTATGACGCTAAGGCACAGGTGTATTCTTATGTTGATGGAGAGATGCTTACATTCTTTAGAAGTGTAGAAAACACAATAGATTTACAAATTGAAAAAAGTAGTGCTTATAATGTACAGATATTATCTGCTGGGAAGTTTATAAATATAACAGTGAACGGAGGAGGAAATGGTACGATTATTATTAATCAGTCTGATTAGTTTTCCCTTAGTTGCTGGAAACAATGCAATTACTATTCAACAGAAAGGCGATGACTCCATCATTAATATCAAACAAGTAGGCTACACCAACAACGCTACGGTCTATTGTGGTCTAAGCAACGGAGTGTACCAAACCCATACTTGCACTAGAGCTACTATCAATCTAACGACTACAGGGTCAGGAAATACAACGAAGGCGTATTCTCAATGGTCTAATCATTCTGATAATAACTTTACAATTACCCAGACAGGAGATAATAATTATGGTTATCTAGATTTAGATCAGGATGATAACAGTGGAACGATAACGCAAAACGGGGATAGTAATCATGGGGAGATACTTATGGCGGGGGACGATACGTCCTATACGATTACTCAAACGGGTAATAACAAGTACGCTAAAATCCTTGCGTTCGGTGATGACGCGACTAGCACTATTACGCAGTCGGGTACAGGACAGCACAATGGATATATTTATAATTATAATCGTGCTGACGGTAACACTAGCACTATCACTCAGTCAGGGTCAGGCGACCATGACGCTGACATATTCTGGTATTCCGATGCGGACGACGGAACAGCCTCAATAACTCAATCAGGATCGGGGGATCATACTGCCAGGCTTAATTTCTATAAAGACGACTACAACGTAGCCGTAACTCAAAGCGGAGCTACCGATAAATCTTTCACAGCGACCTACAACTGCGTAACCAATTGCACAAAGACAGTGACTATAACTCAATATGATTAAACGCTTAACCCTACCGGGACTAATGGTGTTATTAGCCTTACCGTTAGTTTTAAGTTGGACACCTCTTGAAATACTAAAGTTAAAGGTATTTGATTCATGGATCAAGGACCAAGAACCTTCTGGTTTATTCGTAACTTTAGATATAACTGAAGAGGACGTACAGCAAGAAGGTGGGTGGCCTTTCCCTAGAAAGAGATTAGCAGAGATCCACATGGACTTATTACATAGTGGGGCTATGGGTGTAGGTTATGTAATAGCTTTTAGTGAACCAGATAGATTTGGTGGAGATGAGGAGTTCGCCAGTGTACTTGGCTTATACCCTAGTGTGATAGCTATGTTTGAAACTAATAATAAAGAGTACCCTGCAACAACCGGGACAGTGATATTGGGAGATGACATAGGTGGTGTCATGCTTCAAGGGGCTACAGAGAATATTAAAATGTTAAGGGATAACGCTTATCAAGGAATATCATCTGCCCCCATAGATGTTGATGGCTTAACAAGAAGACTACCTTTATTAATGCGTACTCCTGATGGCTGGACCCCTGCATTTGGAACCCAGATATTAAAAGTATTATCCGGGGCAGACACCTATGTTATTAAGACAAATGAAAATGGGATAGAGCAAATAAGAGTAAAGGGAATTCCACCTGTATCTGTTGATTCTTTTGGACGTAAGTGGATCTCATGGGTAGATACACCTTCTACAACACTACAAGAAATGAATGTTAAAGATAAGTTCGTTATTGTAGGGGTGACGGCTAACGGAGTTATGCCTCAGTTGTCCACACCAGTTGGGCTAATGAATCCACATCATATACAAGCAGCTTTAGCAGAAAGTATTTTAATAGAGGACAGTCCTTACATACCAGATTACGCATTAGCTTTAGAGGTAACATTATTATTGGCTTCTATCGTCGTTATGTGGATGCTATTGAACTATTTAGGTATAACCCTCGGAATAGCATACGCCTCTATCTTTATGCTCTCTACGGGGTTTTATGGCTATTGGACAGCACAGCAAGGAATGTTGGTCGATGTTACATGGACCTTTATATCTGAGTTTATAACTGCAACGGTGGCTTTTTATCTACGCTTCCGGGAACAATATAAACTTAGACAACAGATCAAGAAGCAATTTGAAACTTATTTAGATCCTAGACAGGTGGCCATACTCCAAAAGAACCCCGAACTTTTAAAGTTAGGTGGAGAAAGAAGAGAGATGACCTTCCTTTTCATGGATATATGTGGATTCACTCCTATTTCTGAGCACTACAAAAACAATGACGATCCAGAAGGATTAGTATTATTAGTTAATGAGTTCTTAAATACGATGACCAATATTATCTTGGCTAATGGGGGTACGATTGACAAGTACATGGGCGATTGCATCATGGCATTTTGGAATGCTCCTATTGAATGCACTAACCACGCAGAGATGGCCGTCAAATCAGGGATAGAAATAGAGGAAGAAATTAATGAACTCAAAAAAGAATATGACAGTAGGGGATTGCCTCCTATTAATGTTGGTACTGGCATTAATACAGGTACTTGTATTGTGGGGAACATGGGGTCTGAGAGCAGATTCGATTACTCGGTCATTGGAGATGCAGTCAACCTCGCAGCTAGACTCGAAGCCACAGCAGGGAGAGGAGAATACTTAAACAATAAAACTATTATGTCCAGGGCTACGATGCTACAACTTCCTTCTGGATGGGTGGCTACAGAGATAGGTAATATCAAGGTTAAGGGTAAAGAAGAAGAAATAAGAATTTATTCACCTTCCTTCCCTAATAATATAAACTAGACTAATGGCAATATTCGGTAAAGACATCACAGCAGCAGACTTAGCTGTGGGTAATTTACAAGGCTCTGAAAAAGAAGCATCAGAAGCTAGTAAAGCCTTTCGTTATGGCATAGATCAACCAAGTGAGAATATCGCTACAACTTTACGAGCGTTAGGTTTTGACACACAAGCAGACGCTTTAAGTGACTTCGTAGAAGCCCCTGAAGACTATGAATCAGCAGCAGCTAGATTTATAAACCCAGAGGGGGAGTGGTACGACTACAATTGGAGTGAATTACCCTTAGCTACAGTAGAACAAGCAGGACAGTTAGGAGGCTCTATACTCTCTAGAATAGGTGGAGCTGGTATCGGAGCTGGTGCAGGCTCACTCGTTGGACCGGGGGGCACTGTAACTGGTGGAATTATAGGTGCATTTCTTGGACCAACATTGTTTGAAGCGGTACAAATAGCTGGGCCAGTAGCTTTTGAACGAGCAAGAAATGCTAATCCTCCTAGAGAAGAACCTAACGCGGAAGATTGGGCAGGTGCATTGGGAACTGCTGGGTTTTCTGGTGTGTTGAATGCTATAGGCATAAAGAACATAGGTCTTTTAAATAGCACTGTAGGTAAAACTCTTAAAGCAGGAGTAAGAGAAGGAGTAACGGAAGCAGGTCAAGGTTTTACAGAACAAATAGGTGGCACAGGTTTAACTGATGCTGGATTACAAATAGATCCTAAAGCAGCCATAGGAGAAGGACTAGTTGGCTGGAGTTCTGGGACCTCAATCCAAGCACCGATAGCTGCTGCGCAAGCAGTGCAGACTACAGGGGGAACTCCTTCTACAACTCCAGCGGCGGCTGTAGACCAAATGCAAGAAACTGTTTATCCAACAGATGCTGAAGTAACTGCTGATCTTATTTCAATGCAAGCAGATGATACTGCGAGGACAGACGCTGCAATAGCTGAGCTACAAAGAGGAGCAACTTCAGAGGATACGGATTTAGCGGCAGTAGCTCAGATGATGTTGGGGGACAGAGTTGAACAAACCAATTTAACTCAGGCAAATGTGGATGAATTCTTAAATAGAATTCCTGACACAATGGACATTCGTGACGATGGGTTTAACGCTAATGAAGCTGAAGTTAGACAAACATTTGTTGAGCAATTTGAAGATCAAATGCGAACACGTGTTGATGCTTATCTAGCAGATACCGACAGAGAAATGGCACCAAGCACAAGAAACAACGCTCTTTTAGATGCACAAAATACTTTAATAGCTCACTTTGAGTTGAACGACCCTAGAAGTGCAGCAATGACTACTAGCACGCTTAGAGATCGAATTAACTCAGCTGTGGAGGAGGCTGTAGATGCACGTTTCCGAGCCACTGCAAAAGAAAACGTAATCCAACAGACCAGCGATCCACGTTTTGATTTTGATGCTGAATATGCAGAACCTCTACGAACACAAGAAGATGTTTACACTAAAAACCCTAGAGAATTTCATTTCACGGACGACCCAAAATTACCAGAAGGATCCATAAGACAAGGTATAACATCTATCGAAACAGGCATTGATCCTACGTTTATGTCGGCAACTACGTTAGTGCCTTTTTTAAGTAACCTTCCTAACAGACCTATGAGTGCAGAACAAGCCATGGATATAATAGGTATAAAAGAAGACGGTAATTGGTTTAAACCTTCTAAAAGTGATAAAGCTGTTACAGATCGTGTAAGAGAAGCTGTAGATTCACATGTAGCTTCTTTCTTAAAAGACAAGAAAAACGCAAACCAACCAGTTACAAGAGAAGAGATAGCTAATGTATTTCATGACCATCTCAGTAGGTTTGAAACAATAAAGACCGAAGGAGAGAACACAAGACATGGAAGTAGCCACAAACATCAACTGCCTGAGATGTTTGAACATATAGAAGATGTTGAACTGTGGACTATGTATGATGCCAGAATACCTATAACAGACAATAGTGACACTAGCCCTTATTACAACACCATGAGTGATGAGATGCACAATCCTCATGGGCAAGGAACTAATTTTTGGGTAAGAGGAGATGTAGTAGAAAACACAAACACGGGAAGAACAGGTCTGGTACTTGGAGAAACACAATCACAGGTACATGAACATGGAGGGGATCCCGGTCAAACGGAAGTTTATTTACGTGACGTATCAAGAGAAGACGAAGCCGATATTACACCGATCAGAAATAAAATAGACACAATGAGGAAAGCGACTCGTAAGCTTGCAGGGGAAATTGTCGCTAACGAAACTAGATCAGAGGATAGTCCTCCGTTAACAGAAACTATGGGACTCAAGCAAGCTAACTATATAGCTGAGGTGCTTACCGATTCGACGGATACAAATCCAGTGCAAGAAACCGACCTATTTATAGCCAATAAAGGCTATGACAGAAGTATAGATTCAGCTTTACGAGAGGTCTCTCCAAAATATAAAAAAGAATGGCAGCAAGTGTACGACAAATATGACGAGGTAAGAGCAAAAACATTAAGGGATTTGTACATAACAGAGCAACCGTTCGCTGAACTTTATGGAATAACTCTTAAAGCAGAAGATTTTCGTCCTATTAAGCCTGGAAGAGACCGTTATTTGGGGTCTAGGGTGGGAGCAATAATAGGCGATGTACAAAAGAAATTAAAAGAAACGGGTAATGATTTGGAAGCTGATGCTCTAACAGAACCACAAGCTGAAACCGTGAAAAAACATACTATGAGTCTCTATGCGGACTCGCAAGATAGCGCGAGGGAAAATTATGATAAGGAACAGCTCGCTTTACATAAAGAGTATATTCCTTTATTAGCACAAACATATCCTACGGTGAGAGATGTAGGTCTTTTAGCGGAAAGTTTCCCTACAACAGAAGAAATAACGCGTTTGAAAGAGTTCGACCGCACTAGATACGACACACCTACAGTACCCAACTATCCATTTCCAAAAAACTGGCCTTCAATGGCTGTAAGAACAGGTGTAATTGAGGCTATAGATAGAAATTTAGACGAAGTTATCGTTATATCGAAAGGATATGGTGGGGCACCAGAAAGTGTGTATAAGCAAGATCAAAAGGCTGCTAGACAAATAGCCCAGCAAATAGCTGATATTACAGGGGAAGATGTAAACGCTCTTTACTCTATGGTACCAGACACTCAGGATTCCCCCGGAGGTCCTTATTTTGCATTAGACATTAGATCTCTTAAAGAATTAATAAAACAAAAAAGGTGGCCCGGATTTAAAGGCTATAAGAAAGGTGGTTTAGTGACGAAGGCCCAAGGGGCTGGCTACAGCATGAACTACGGTGACTATGGAAGGAGTTATACTTAATGTATGAATACAGTTGTAAAGTGGAAAGGGTTGTTGATGGAGATACTATCGACGTTGTGTTGGATCTTGGCTTTGACATTCTTTATAAGTCTCGCGTTCGTTTATACGGCATTGATACTCCCGAGTCACGGACTAGGGATCTTGATGAGAAGGCTAGAGGAAAGTTGGCTAAGAATTTCTTAAAAGACGCTATAGATCAGGGCGAAAAGGTCGTTATCCAAACAAAACTTAAAGACTCTAGAGGTAAGTTCGGCAGAGTGCTAGGTGAGGTTGTCGTTGACAACGTAAACATCAACGTGAAGATGGTTGATGAGAACCACGCAGTAGCCTATTATGGACAGAGTAAAGATGAAATAGGTGCAGAACATCAGAAAAATAGACAACGATTAATAGAGAGAGGAATATATGTCGAAAACAACTAGAAAGAGAGCTCGCGCTGCGTCAGGTCAATTTAAAGCTGACGACCCTTCAACTCCAAATGTAAATGAAGCCTGGGTCGAAGGACCTAAGTATTTACGAATTGGAAATGAAATTACAGAACGATTGTCGAGCTATACTGAAGGATTGCAACGCAAAATATCGGAAATGTCACGGTAATTATAAAGCAGATCTGGTGATAAAGGTTATTCATAAGTAATATGTATAGTATATCATAAGTAAAATCTATGAGGAAGAGTCCACCCAGAAGTTTACGCGACAAACGCGGAACATCTTACGATGAGTCTAAGAGAAAATCTAAAAAGACCACGCAAGGTCAGTCCCGGAACTCCAAAATGAAAGGGACCAGAAAAAGATACAGGGGCCAAGGCTGAGCACAGAAGCCATTTTATTCGCCGTTAACTTTACTTTTATTGTATCCGTCGTATATATCGTGATACACTTAACATAATTATGAATATATTAAGTTTATTTGACGGAATGAGTTGTGGTCGACTTGCTCTTGACCGTCTAGGAATTAAGGTCGACAAATATTATGCCTCTGAAATAGACAAATACGCTATTGAAGTCTCTTCAGCTAACTACCCAGACATTATCCAGATAGGAGATGTTTGTGATGTTAAAGGAGAGGACTACCCAGACATAGATCTTGTAATGGCAGGATCTCCATGCCAGGGATTTTCTTTTGCAGGCAATCAATTGGCTTTTGATGACCCTAGATCTGCGTTGTTCTTTGAGTTCGTCAGGATCTTAAAAGAGGTGAAGCCCAAATACTTTCTTTTAGAGAACGTAAAGATGAAGAAAGAATTCTTAGATGTCATCTCAGAACAAGTTGGAGTAGAACCTATCTTAATAAATAGTGCTTTAGTTAGCGCACAAAACAGATTGAGATACTACTGGACCAATATACCCGGAGTAGAACAACCTGAAGATAGAGGTATTGTGCTTAGAGATATTTTAGAAACCGAACCTGATGAGAAGTACGATATATCAGAAGCTAAAGTAGATAGAGTGCTTAACGCTAAAAGAGGTAAAGGCTACTTTTACAATGAAGATTCAGAAAAGATCGGTACGGTCATTGCTGGTTATCATAAAGAACCAACGGACGGTAGCTACATTGAGCAACATAAACCAGTCAAGCACACAGAACGTAATCGCAGACATCTTAAAATGCCTGACGAGAAGTCTCTATGTATGACTGCGACTATGTACAAAGGTGCTGGGAACAACGGCATGACTTTAGTTCCAATGCAAGTCAGAGCCTTAACTGAACAAAGGACTGAGGAAAGTAAACGAATAAGGAAGGAACACCGACAAAGGACTGGGAAGGATTGGTCACCAAGAGGTGGAAAAGAAATGGTACCAAGAGAAGACGGCAAGATGAATACGCTGACTACTTCTTTAACCAAGTCTCATATTTTGGAGATCAAAGGGGGAGCATTAAGAGGTCGACAAGTAAGCGACGATGATTCATGGACCCAACAACTAGAGACAAGGGACGACGATAAATCAAATGCTTTGACGACCGTGCAGAAAGATAGCGTAGTGGTAGATAATGTAGACGATTTACATTGGCGTAAATTAACTCCTTTAGAATGTGAAAGACTTCAAACGGTACCAGACAACTACACGAACCACGTTAGCAACACACAGAGATACAAGATGTTGGGTAACGGGTGGACAATAGAAGTTATCGCACATATATTGAAAGGAATGGAATGAATCTTCCAAATAAAAAATATAATATTATTTATGCCGATCCGCCCTGGACATATAATGATAAAAGAAACGGAGCTGGGTATAAGAACCCTAATGGTGCTGGTGGCGCGGATAAACATTATCCAACTATGCCACTAGAGGACATTTGTGATATGTCTGTAGAAGATATAGCTGGGGAAAACGCTATGCTCTTTCTTTGGTGTACTTCGAGTCTGTTGGATTATGGTTTTGAAGTAATAAAACATTGGGGATTTCAATATAAAACTATGGGCTTTGTTTGGGTGAAGATGACAAAAGATTATTCCAAGCCTTATTCTGGAATGGGCTTCTATACGAACCAAAATGCGGAGTTTTGTTTATTGGGGCTGAAAGGTAAATATTGGAGAGAAGCAAAGAATGTAAAACAGATAATACAAGAGCCAAGAGATAAACACTCCAAGAAGCCGCCAGAGATAAGAGAGAGAATTGTTAGTTTATGTGGAGACCTTCCTAGAATAGAACTATTCGCAAGAGAAACAGTAGAGGGTTGGGATAGTTGGGGTAACGAAATAAGTTAAATACCGTGCCGAGCGGGTAGCTTATCCCTATAAGCATAATACTCGGAGGGTGCCAGCAGAAGGTGTGCCTTCATAAGAAAAACATCTGCAAAAAGGGCTGGAGTTAACCGTTCTCCCCCAGAGAACTTCCGACCCGGTGACCTTTAAGGGCTTGACACTTGTTAAGCCCTTTCTTTATTATGGGAGGCGTTATGGACGTTGAGGGTATTTCCCAGAGTCTTGCTGAGAGTCCGTGTATAGGTGTCTGTTCAGCAACTCAATGGGGCGACGCAATCTGTAAGGGTTGTGGACGTACCGCTACGGAAATTCGAGATTGGGCAATTCTGCCTTCTGTTTACAAGAAGCTAGTAGTCATTCGAGCGATCGGAGAAGGCTTCACTCCTAGACAAGTACAACACTACACGCCTGATAACTCTTTGAAAAAGTCCCCTATCAGGGTAAAATAAATTTTATGAAAAGGAAGAGTAGATGATTGACGATCTAAATTTCGCGGGCAAACCTTTCGGCGGCGGCGGTTGGGGCATAATGGATCTTGGGGGACAGTTTACCCAAGCAATGATGAGTTCTAATCCTAATTTTACTCCTAACCTTTATAATTTACCTACAACGGACAGAGATACAGGGAAGCCAATTAATTATGGAACAGGTTTTGAGGGTACTGTTCCCGGTGGGCATGAGTTTTCTGGTGAAACGGGGGTATTAAATAATACTCCTACAGTAGAGACTTGGGCAAAACCAATAGACCCAATGAACACTCTTTCTTTAAATGAAGCTCTTTTTAATTCTTCTTCTTTTACAGATCCTAGTGGGATTACTCCTACTATGCCTTCGTTCACTGGACCAGCAACAGGCATCTTTGGGGGAACACTCGGACCTAAACTTAAAAACTCTCTTCCGGGCAGAATCATTACAGGCGCTTTAAGAATCAATCCCGGTACTAAAGGATTGATGATGGGAATATCCTTGTTAAGAGGCCTGAAGAATGCAGAGAACCCCGCACAGTTCTTAAAACAGAGCTTTACTAAAATGGCTTTAAGCAAAGCGTTAGGTGGAAAAGGTCTAGGTCTTTCAGGTATGCAACGTCAAGGACTCGGATCTCTAGTTAACATGGCCAGAGGTAAACAGACTCTTGGACAAGGACTCGGAAGTTTAGCTACATCAGCAGCTTTTAGAAGCGCAGCTCCTAGCTTAATGAAAAGTGCGTATAAAAGTGGTGGCATGAATGGTGTTTACGCAGCAATGGCCGCTTTACAAATGGCACAGCGCGCTGCTCAAGGAAGAATAGCCAAAGGACCGGGCGGCGGTGGGTAAAGGATCTAAGCCACGACCCCTATCAGTTTCTTCAGAACAGTTCAGCAGCAACTGGGATAACATCTTCGACAAAGAACGTGGAGCCTATCATTCTTTTTGTAGGCGTATGTGGTTGGATTATTGTGATGAGTTCTCTTCTTTTGGGTCCAGTGCCCTCGATTACGATACTTACGTCAGAGAATACAAAGACTTTTTGTTGAAGAAGTTTAATAAATCAAAGTAGATCTTCACCGGGCTTCCAACTGCACGCAGTCAGCCCACCTGCTTTTAAAGCCTGTAAAGTTCTTAATATCTCATCTACGTTTCTGCCAGTGTCCAATGCGTTCACGGAAACGTGCTGTATCACACCGTTTGGGTCAACTATGAACGTAGCACGCAAGCACACACCTTCATTTTCGTCCACAACGCCACAGGCAGTTGCCAGCTTTAGCCCGCAATCAGCAAGCAGAGGGTGAGATATGTCTTTTATGAGTTCGTTGGATTGTCTCCACGCTTGCTTACAGTATTCGTTATCCCCTGATATGCCCAAGACGTTTGCTTCTGGTAACAACTTATCCATGTCAGCTATTTCTGTAGGACAGATGAAGGTGAAGTCTTTTGGGTAAAAGTAGATAACGGACCATTCGTTCTGTATATCTGTGTGGTTTACTGAAGCCAATGAGCCGTCGTCCATGACTGCATTGAGTGAAAATTCCGGGAAGGTTTCATTTATTTCTATCATAAGTGCTAATTATACAATAAGCGGTAGCCTGTCGGGTAGGAATCATGGACTAGAAACGAAGGATCTGGGACCAAGTATCTGGGATAAAGGACAAAGGGCCTATTTTCTAACCTGAGATTGGAATTAAAGGTTAGCTCTATCCTATTGATTTAGTTAAAGAAAAAAATCTTCTAACTTTGGTAAGGTTAGACTGTAAGCTATTGATTTTATTAGCAATGTTTTTATTCCTATATAACAAAACCTAACCTAACTTCTATTTTTTACAAAATATTTTTTTAAATACAAAAATATTACAGAATTTTAGTTTTTCGGGTTAGAAGTGATAGAAATATAGCTCTTATAAGGGTTTCCGTCTAACTTGACAGAAGTTAGGTCAGGTTAGAAAGTCCAAAAAACCCTTATAGAACGGGGCTTCCCGTCTAACCCGGTAGAAGTTATGAGGTACATATCCCATAAAATAAAAGATTAGATACTTTTTATTACTTTGGGGTATAATTTTATGCCATGAATGAAGACATTTATAAACAAGGTTTGTTTTGGAATTATGAAACTTTAACCTTTCAACGTTGGGAAGATTTTATTAGGAGAAAAGAATGCCAAAAGGAATCTCAGGAAACATTTCAGGAAAGAACGAAAAACATTTAACAGTTAAGCAAGCTAAGTTTGCTAAAGAGTACGTCTACAATGACGGATCCAAAACCCAGACTGAATGCGCGCTTGCAGCTGGTTACGCTGAGAGTTCTGCTGCTGTAAGAGCTTCAGAGCTAACCAATCCTCAGAAATATCCGCTTGTTGTTCGTTACATTCAGGGTCTCCAGGCAGAGCTGGACAAAAAGTACGAGGTTACATTTAGTCGTCACGTTAGAGAATTAGCTAAGATTAGGGATCAAGCAATGGATAAAGGTAACTTAACGGCTGCGGTTTCTGCTGAAGTTCAAAGAGGTAGAGCTGCTGGCCTGTATGTTGAGCGTAAAGAAGTTCGTACCGGGACGCTTGATTCTCTCAGCGAAATAGAAATAAAAGAAAGGATCAAAAAGCTGCTTGGGGATTACAAGCCTTTATTAGAAGCAGAAGAAGCTGTAATTATTAATCAGTAGACTTAAACCCGGTGTCCGCTAGGTATTTTCTGAATTTATCATAAATAGACTCCTCATAATTTTTTGGATAGGTAGTCCATTTTAGCCCGGTGGTAGTATTTTTAAACTTAGCTAGACCATTGTTGTAGCGAATCTCTCTAACTCCACCATTAAAATGATAGTAGTTTATTTCTCTACCCCATTTCTCAGCATCTAATTTAAACTTTGTTAGTCTTACTCTGTCTGTGTATTCAGTCATTGGTTTCTCTCTTTTTCTTCAACGTATTCTTTAAAGTCTGGAGTCATTCCTATTTGTTCTACAGGTGTCTCCGCATCATCATACATCTGCCAATCAATACTCAATATAGCTTGCTTATCATCATCTGTTAGTGTGTCAGCTACGTCTTGTATTTTTGCATTGATTCGTGGGTGTGAATCCTGTGGGCAATCTAAACACAATTTATAGGGGCCTTTATTATTCTTACTATCAATACTTAAAAAGACGGCTAGATCCTGTAGCTGCCCTCTCCTAAATAATTGAATTACTGCTTTTGCTTGTGGCTTATCTAAATAAGCTATTTGTCTAATCATAGTTGTTTTACCTTTTGTTGTTTAATTATTGGGGGGTACATATCTAAAAAGATTTCATTGGTGAATTCTTTACGTTCACCTGGCGTAACCTTAGATAGAATTCTTATTTCTTTCTTTTTAACCTTCCCGGTTTTCCAATAGATAGATTCAGGGGGAACCATTTTTAGAGTCCAATCTATTGTTTTGTTCCGGGAAGAATCAAGTTGAAACGTGGGGTGACAGGGAAATCTGTCCTTATATAACTCAGTCATTGAAATTCATGTGTGGTTTGGCTCTAGCTTTAGCCGTTTCCAAATCATCTGTGCCTAAACGTATCGTCGGTCTGCTTGAATCAGAACAAACTAAAACGTATTCACCACTAAGTTTATCTAAAATATATTCACTAGCCATTTATAACTCCTCTGTTATTTTATTAATTATCTCTCCTACTACTCGCTTATGCAATTTTCGGTCTTTAAGTATTTCCCATTCGTCATCGTGCAATGAAATGATTGGCACTCCGTCCTGTCTGGGGATTACATAATATTTAATCCTGCGTTTAAGTACCTTTGAATCAATCTCTTGATGACCACCAAATACTTCGGAAGTTCTTTCCCACAAGTCTATAAATAAATCTTTAGCCACTAGCTTTCTCCTTTTTCATATCTTTTATAAGTGCCAGCGAAACTCTAATTTTTATTCTATCTGGCCTATCTTCTTTCACTTCTTCCAAAGTCTGTTGTATGTATTCAAGTTTCTCTATGTCCATTGTCGTCCACTCTCTCCTGTATTAATCGTTTCAGAAACCATTCTGCTTTTAGTAAATCTTCTACTTCGTTGCCCAGATGTTTGCGTTCGTATCTCCATAAGTATTTAAAAATAGATCCCTTTAGGTAGCCTTCAAATCCTTCTGGAGTCATGCTTGCCTTGATAACCTCAATACATTCAATGGGGCCTTCTTTGTAATGCTCCGGGTTAATGTTGTCTGGCATCATTTATCCTTATTTTTTATTAAATTGAATTCCTGGTTAATGATCTTGTTTACTTCGTACATATCTTCAACGATATTCTTATCATCTTCGTGTAGTTCTGCTTCTTTCATTATGTCGTTGTTGCAAATACAAACATTCTCTGCGGGTAAAGCTGTGTCTGGGATAACTTTAGTCTCAGGTGTTGTATCTGCTACATACCAAACTCTGTATTCAGCTTCTCGGCTCGGCCTTTTATCTACTTTCCTTGTAGTGCATTTCTTACCTTGTTTTTTCATAAAGGTAGCTAAGCTATTTGCTTGTGATTGAGTTAGTCCACCTACGGAGTCTCCTATATTTAATTGAGGGGCAATCTCCGTATAAATACTGTTGTTGCTTACAGCATTTTCAAATCTTTCTGGTATAGGTACGTCTTTATCTATTTTATATTTCATTCCGCCAGCTCCTTCTCTACTTCGTCCATTATCAACATAATCGTTTTATCGGAAAAAGTCGTATTATTGCACTGCTTTATATACTCGCCATTAGGTTTATATACAGCTATTTTTATTTGTAGATAAAATTCTTTATTCATGTCCAACACTTATATCCCGGACATTCGTCCTTTGGTAATCCACAATGCTCGCAATATTCTTCATCCATTATCTTTCTCCTCTGCCACAAGTTTATTAAATTCTTTATCTCGTTCTTCTTGTGTTGGGTAAACATAATAATCATCTGAAAAACTGTCTCCTGAGTTAATAGTGAGACATATATCTTCAACATCTACGAAAAATTTTCTTTTTTCGCCAGACCTGAAGCCGTACACAATATTCCTACTCGGTTTCTCTGATGCTTCCTTTTCTCTTTCTTCAAAAGTTTCTGCAAAAGTCATTAGTCCTCTCCTTCAATTTGGTAATCATCATTACCATACATTTCATACACTCCGTCATGAAAAGCTTTTAATTCCTTTTGGGTTTTAAACGAAAAAGTTTTAGTTTCTTCCTTGCCACTTTTTTCAAAAGTAATAGTTATTGAATATTTTTCATCCATTAGTCTTTCTCCCACCATTTTTTTATAAACATATCATCAACACATTGCTGACACTCAGCTCTGTTGCCAACTGAATGAGAGATGACTGCTTTACGCATTAACTCTAAATCAATATTCCCATTTAATATTTCAGTGACCCACCCGTCACCACCCCAATAGTCGTAATCTTCTAAAAAGTTAGTGACACATTCAAAGTCAATATGAATTTTCTTTGTTGGTTGTTTAGCCATTATCTTTCTCCTCGTCCTCAAGTTCTTCCTCAAAGAGTCTGCTTTGAGCGTCTGAAACTGCGTCCATTATTGTTGCCAATACTAAGCGTTGAGTTTTTTGAGGAGTGTTGGCTAGGTGAGTAAAAGCTAGATAAAAGAATTGATCGTAAACAGCTTGAGGATGATTGTAGTTCTTACAACCAATTCCGTCATGATATTTTGTAGCCAATTCTCCAACTAACTCTAGTGTGAGATCATCTCTGTCTCTTTCTTTAATTGGAGAGACTGTAGCTAATTTTTTCTTTGTCATAATTGTTCCTTTTGTTAATAAATTACATACCCACCTTATAATAAATATCCCATAAATACAACTAATTTCTACTAATAAAGTATAATATTTTTACTGTGGCACAACCTGAAAAATTGTTTTGGCAACAAGTAAGAAGAAACTTGACGGAGTTTTCTTGGATTCGCTTGGAATCACGGGTTAATCACGGCATACCAGATGTTTTAGGTACTACCAAAGAGGGTATTTACTTTACTGTTGAATTGAAGGTAACAAAAAGTAATAGAGTTAACCTGTCACCACACCAGATCGCCTACCATGAAGAACGTAAAAACTCCCCTGCTTTTATCTTGGTCAAGAGGGTCTTGGAGAGTAGTCCAAGAAAATCTGACATTTATATTTATTCCTCTGACCAAGTAAGAGACCTCTCTGAACAAGGTCTCTCTCTTTCTCCCCTTTCTCTCTCGGCCCCAGTCAATTGGTCCTTCGTCCAAAGTCATTTAACCTTTCTAGTTAGGACTTGGACGAAGGAACAATTGACTGGCTAGCTTGCTTGCTTGTTTGCTCTGGACCGGGCCCCAGCGCTGACGGAGCTGGCTCGGGCTTCGCCCTCGCCCAAGCAAGCTGAAACCCTTGTAGTATAAGCGTTTCAGCTTGCTTGCTTGCTTGTTTGCTCTGGGTCCAGAGCTGGACCCAGACGGCAGCTGGCGAATGCGTATTGGTTCTAATGGAAACGTGGGCATAGGTCGGAAAGCCTTATAGTATAAGGGTTTGGGGGCGTGCTTGCTTGTTAGCTCTGCTCAGGGATCCCAGCACCGGGAGCCTGACGGCGGGCTGCTGAGCTTTTACCGGGCAATAAAAAAGGACGGAAGCTGGGGGCCTCCGTCCTTTCCCACTATAGGAGAAGTGTTCTAGTTGATTGCGAATCCTCCTGATTCTCTGATGAAGTTCCTAAATTCTTCTACGTTCTCCACATCAAAGGGGTAACTTGTTGCGTAGTCCTTGCGTTCTCCTTTACCATGACAAGCGTTGCATTCTCCTTGAACATATTGATCGTTGCGTTCTCCTACCCCGTCACAAGTGTCGCACTTAACAAGTGGAAGATTTTCAAGAGCCAAATAATAACCCTTTTTATATTCTTCCGTTTCTCCGTTGTCTAATGCTTCGGTTAATCTTTTACAGATGACCTCGCATTGTGCTTCTGTGATTTCATGACCACTATTGCTATGACCTAGTTGGTGATCTTCTTCGGTTAGTATGTCGTCATTTAACTGATAAACATAATCCCAAAGAGGTCGCCAACCCCAAACAGAATTCCTGAAATAAGTACCAACGTTTGCATCTTGGTACTCGTTCAATTTCTCAAAGTATCTGTTCCAATCTTCGGACTGATAGTCCTCATGATTCGGTCGCTTTGGTCTCTCTGTTGTAGTCTGTGGATTTAATCCATAAACATCCATTCCCATAATTTTCTCCTTTAGTTTAACAAGTCTATATTATATCGAATCTGTCCCATACAAGCAAGCAACACCATAACTAATTCCTTCTAAGTCAAGGTGGAAGTTCCGTGATAGGAAAACAACCTTGACTTAGATTAAAAAGGAATTAGTTATGGTGTTGCTTGCTTGCTTGCTTGTTTGTTCTGACTGACCGGGAACCTGGAACCTGGTGGCCTTGTCTGGTACTGACATAAAAAAATAGGGCAACATTCGTTGCCCTATTTCTCTTGGGGTGATTAGTTCGTATACTCGAACCATAAGTCCTCGACCATTGGAACCATCATCTCTCTGCCGTACTTGGCAACAGATGAAGCCATTAATCTATCCATGAGTTCTTCCATACATTCGCAGTATGGAAGATGCTCAAGGATCTTATCCTCAACTTCGATAAATACTTCTGTCATTCTCATGATTTGCTCCTATAACTGCGTGGAATTATTACCTTTCCACTTAGATTTATGTCTACTAAATTAAGAGTAGATACTCCACATAACCAACCACTAAGGAACAGAATCATGGCTACAATGTAGTAGCCATAACTAGAACCATAATAAAGTGCTAACCCAAGAGTGAAGGGGACGCACATACTACTAAGTACAATACTTCTCATGATAATCTCCTCTGCTCTTGGATAACGATTGTGCCATGCTCTGCTTCGTGGTCTTCTAATAGAGGTGTCTCCTCTAGTATCTGACCATTGGCAACACACACAATGCCATTGATGACAAGACTAGTGCAGTTAGGCTCAATTGCCTTCGCTACTTCTAACCCATTATTATTAAACATACTTATTTTTAGTTTCATAATTTTCTCCTATTAGTTATTAAAATAAGTATGTATATACTAAAGGTTAGCAAGCCATGTGTCTATAAGATATATACATAAATATCTTATAGTGTCAACTCTTTTCGCGTGTGTGTCCGCCTCGCCTCGCTCCGCTCGGCTTCGCTCGTAGGGGGGGATAGGTTCTAGAATGAAAGTAATAGATATTGATAGAATGAATCTAATGACATATCCATATAGATATGCCTTCGGTCTGCATTAGAATGAATCTATTAATATCTATTACATTGAATCTAGGGCCTATCCCCCCCTACGAGCGAAGCGAGTGGGTTCTATATTAGAGAAGAAAATAGACATAGAGAGAATATCCAGAAACTTTGACAAATAAAGCTACCCCCTTCATTATGTAAAAAGTCAAAAACGATATGGGGTCAAAAAATTTTAAAATTTCAAAAAATTTGGCATGAAAATTTGCACAGCCTGTAAACAAGAACTCCCAGAAGAAGACTTTGAAATCACTTCAAATCCGAAAGGAAAATATTTCCGTAGTGTTTGTAAATCCTGTAGAACCAAAATTGCAAATCGTAAGAAATCCTCATCCCCAGAAAAATATTTAAGACATCTATACACTCAAGCAAAATCAGCTAGAAGAAATTCAGGGATTGAATGGAATATAGAAGCCATAGACATTGTTGCGTTGTGGCATGAGCAAGAAGGCAAATGTGCTTTATCAGGTGTTTTTTTGACGTGGCAAAAAGACGGAGGCGGAAGAAAGGAATTGAATGCTAGTATTGATCGTATAGATCCCCATAACGGTTATTTACCAAATAATGTACAATTGGTTTGCAGTAGGGTAAATATTTTGAAGCATAACTTGACAGAAGACGAATTATACTGGTGGTGTAAAAATATAATCACATTAAAGGAGTTGAACTGATGGCGAAGGCATCCTACGATATAGACTTGGAGCGGTTAGCAGAGCAATACCCTGATGCTACAAAACAATTACTTGAACTAACAGAGGCTTTGAACGCTAAGCAGCTTCAAAGGGAGGGGCAAGATAAGTTCCTTCGATACATAAAACACATGTGGCCAGACTTTGTGGAAGGTAGGCATCACCAGATATTTGCTGAGAAGCTAGAAAGAGTCGCAAAAGGTGAACTAAAAAGACTCATTGTCAATATGCCACCTAGACATACTAAGTCTGAATTCGCATCTACATTCTTTCCTTCATGGATCTTGGGCCGTAATCCAAAGTTGAAGGTTATGCAAATAACGCACACCGCCGAACTAGCCTTCCGTTTCGGTAGAAAGGTCAGGGATTTAATCGACTCACCCGCTTATCAAGAAGTATTTCCGGGCGTACAGTTAAAGGCGGATAGTAAATCGGCGGGAAGGTGGGAAACCAATGGCGGTGGCGAAGCGTTCTATTCAGGTATTGGCGGTGCGGTAACAGGACGTGGTGCGGATCTACTTGTGTTGGATGATATTCACTCAGAGCAAGATGCCCTCTCGCCCACGGCCCTAGACAACGCTTGGGACTATTATTCATCTGGACCACGACAAAGGTTACAACCGGGCGGTGCTATTGTTATTGTGATGACAAGGTGGTCAGTCAAAGATTTAACTGGCAGACTCCTTAGCAGACAAGTAGAAGACCACGCCGACCAATGGGAAGTTGTGGAATTCCCAGCTATATTCCCTGAGACTCACCAACCTTTATGGCCTGAATATTGGAAGATAGAAGAATTGGAAGGGGTAAAAGCCTCTATACCTGTAAGTAAGTGGGAAGCACAGTGGATGCAAAACCCTACTTCTGAAGAAGGCGCTATTTTAAAAAGGGAGTGGTGGAAGACTTGGGAGAGCGATGAAGTTCCACAAATGCAATACATTATTCAGTCGTACGATACGGCTTACACGAAAAAAGAAACAGCTGACTTTTCTGCTATAACGACGTGGTGCGTATTCTACCCAGACGAGGGGTCCCAGAGACCAGCTCTATTGTTACTCGACGTAAAGAAAGGTCGGTGGGATTTTCCAGAGTTGAAAAGGCAAGCGTACGATCAATATCAATACTGGGATCCAGATACCGTAATCGTAGAGGCGAAGGCGAGTGGGCTACCGCTAACCGACGAACTGCGACATTCTGGAATTCCAGTGGTGAATTACTCACCCGGCAAAGGACAGGATAAAATTGCGAGGGTAAATGCAGTTGCACCGATGTTGGAATCAGGCATGGTGTATGTTCCCGAGACGCGTTGGGCGGAAGAATTGGTGGAGGAATGTGCAGCATTCCCTTTCGGAGATCACGATGATTTGGTAGACTCCACTACGCAAGCGTTAATGCGTTATCGACAGGGAGGATTTATTGGTTTAGAATCTGACGATGATCTACAGGATAACTATCCACGCAGACTAAAAGAATATTACTAGGAGCTAAAAATGGCAGATAAAGGTGAAAAGATAAAGGACCAAGGATTTGTTCCTTATGCAAAACAAAAGAAAATGGCAACTTCCAAAGGACCACAGCCTGGAGCAGGCAAAGGCAAGAGCCGTGGTAGAGGAGCTGCTGAAAGAGGCATTAAGTTTACTGGCGTTTATTAAGCTGTAAATGGCAGAAAATAGTAAACCAACCAATATAGAAAGGTTGTCGGATCTTATAGATCTGGAAGTCGAAGACGGTACAGAGGTTCAGATCGAAGAACCTATGGCTCCGGGCGAAACAGATGATATTGCAATTGAACTAACAGACGACGGAGCAGAAATAAACTATTCTCCTGATGTTGAGGTCATAGACACTACCCCATTCGACGCGAATTTAGCGGAGTACATTGAAGAAGGCGAGCTCGGAAGAATTGCTAGTCAACTCATAAGTGATTTTGAGGAAGACAAAGGTTCTAGGTCCGAGTGGGAAGATGCGTATATTAAGGGACTAGACTTACTTGGTTTCAAGTATGAGGAAAGGGATAGACCTTTCCCTGGTTCTTCTGGCGTAACCCACCCTATGCTCGCCGAATCCGTGACCCAGTTCCAAGCTCAGGCATTTAAAGAACTACTTCCTAGTAAGGGACCGGTCAAAACAAGGGTAATGGGGAACGAAACACCTGAAACTGAAGATCAGGCTAGAAGAGTAGAAGAATTCATGAATTACCAAATAACTACGGTAATGGACGAATATACCCCTGAAATGGACCAATTATTGTTCTATTTACCGTTAGCGGGTACAGCGTTTAAGAAGGTTTACTACGATGCAAGCAAACAAAGAGCAGTTAGCACCTTCGTCCCCGTAGAAGATCTAGTGGTTCCATACACCGCTAGTGATCTAGAAACATGCGAAAGAATTACACACGTAGTTAAGATGTCTTACAACGAAGTGCGCGCACAACAATTAGCGGGCTTCTACAGAGATATACCACTACAACCGTCTGAAACCAATGTCAGTAATGAAGCAAGTGACAAGGAAGATGAACTAGAGGGAATTAGCCCAACAAACAATGACATGATGTATGAACTATTGGAATGCCACGTTTCAATGGACATACCCGGATTTGAAGATCAAGACGGTTTCCACTTACCTTATATCATTACTATTGATAGAGCCTCTAATGCGGTTCTGTCTATCAGAAGGAACTTCAACCCTGAAGATCCACTGAAAGGTAAGACACAATACTTTGTTCACTACAAGTTTCTCCCTGGCCTCGGCTTCTATGGCTTCGGTTTGATCCACATGATCGGCGGGCTGTCTCGAACCGCCACTGGAGCACTGAGACAATTAATAGATGCTGGTACCCTTGCAAATCTCCCTGCTGGGTTTAAGGCCAGGGGTCTACGAATCAGAGATGATGAGACTCCACTAGAGCCGGGTGAATTTAGAGATGTGGATGCACCGGGTGGAGCGCTAAGAGATTCATTAGTACCGTTGCCATACAAAGAACCGTCGGCGACATTAATGCAACTATTAGGATTTTGCGTAGAGGCAGGACAGAGATTCGCATCCATTACTAATCTACAAGTGGGTGAAGGCAATCAAGAAATGCCTGTAGGAACAACCATGGCATTACTTGAGCAAGGCACAAGAGTCATGTCTGCCGTTCACAAAAGATTGCACTACGCACAAAAAACAGAATTCAAAATATTAGCTAGACTCTTTGCGGAGTACCTACCCCCCGTCTATCCATACCAAGTAATTGGAGGGGACCAAGCTATTAAACAAACTGACTTTGACAACAGAGTGGATGTTATCCCTGTCAGTGATCCTAACTTCTTCTCTATGAGTCAGAGAATTACGTTGGCGCAACAAGAATTACAATTGGTACAAAGTAATCCTGAGATTCACAACATTAAAGAATCCTACAGAAGAATGTATCAAGCACTAGGAACAGAAAATATTGAAGCACTATTCGCCCCGGATCCTCCACCTCCCGCCCCAATGGATCCAGCAAGTGAGAATAGTGCTGCCCTCATGGGAATGCCTCTTGTGGCTTTCCCTGACCAAGCACATCAAATACATATTGAAGTGCATTTATCCTTTTTAGAAACTGGCATAGGCCTGAGCAACCCAGCTACGCTTCCTATTATGGTGTCGCATATTTTTGAGCACGTATCATTAGAAGCACAAAATCAAGCTGACCTAGAAATGCCAGATCAACAACCACCTATGCAACAGATACCACAAATGCAACAAGGAGGTATGATGCAACCCCCTCCACCTAACCCAGCTAAAGAAGCTTTGAAGGCACAACTTGAACTAGATATAATTGAAAAAATTCTACCTAGACTAGAAAAAATCATGACTCCTCCTGATGATGGTGTTGTCGCTCTAAAACAACAAGAGTTACAAATACGTGCAAAAGAGAATGAAGATGATAAGATGATCGCCGAGAAGAAATTAAAACTTGATAAAGCTAAGCTTAAACAAAAAGATCAATCGGAAGAAGAGAAGTTGAAATCACAAGAAGACATAGCCGCAATGAAAGTTGGAGCCGAAAGAGAAAGAATCCAACAAGAGAAAAAGTCTGGGAGTAAAGACTAATGGCTAGATTTGGTGGAATACCTAATGCCGATATTAGAAATATAAAAGAGCAGTTAGAGATTGGTGGAGGTATACCTTCTTTAGCAAGGCTAAAGCGAATAGGCAATAAAGCAGCCAATAATCCAATTGAGATGACAGCCCCAGTTGCAAAGAATCCAATTAAGATGGGCTTGCCTAGTACCCAGTGGTGGGAGGAGGACGGCTATGATAGCTTGCAAGAAGCTGTGCAATCAGGGAATTACACGTTTAAAATGGGCGAAGGTTTTGTAAAGAACCCCGATGCAGTAACCCCTGCAATGGAAGAAGCCGCAGCCGTAGAAAAAGTAACTGTAACAGATAGGGAAACAGGTCTCCCAGTTGAACCACCCCCTGCATATGAACCACCTGTTAGTGCTGTATTAAAAAATATAGGAACTAGCGCAACAACTCCCCCAGCAGAAGAAATAATAGCTCCTACTATGGCTCCCCCAGAAATAGAAAAAATAGAACAAGCGATAGCTCAGCTTCCCCCAGAAGTAATACCTCAAGTAATACCTCAATTACCCCCAGAAGTAATACAACAATTACCCCCAGAAGTAGTAGCAGACCCAGTAACCACCGCAGTTAATGCTGCCGTGGGCGGTGGTTCTACGGCAACAGCCCCTCCCCCCGCAACCATG